GTGGGATTGAGGGGATTATTTAATGCTGTAAAGGAGGTAAAAGATGTGCTTTAAACGTAAATCAATAGAAATGGTTGAGGCTGACGCAAGGTTAATCACCGTCTGTAAAAACACCTACGGCAGCGGCAATGATCTCAAGGGATGTCTGAACGACGGGAATAACTTTCTCAAAACATGGCCGAACATCATACCAGGAATTGTAACGCATAAGTTCTTTGAGTGGGATGCAACCGAAAAGAACTATCTTGAATCACTTGACAAGGCTGTGAGTTTACTTCAGCCAGGGGCGACGGTGGTGATACTTATGGATAGCTGCTTCTCAGGCACGGCAACACGCAATAGTGAGAACACTTATCGTAAGAACCGTTTTATTGATCTTGGTGAGCCTGAACCGGAGAAAGTAATCAGGAAGTTTGCACGGTCAGAGTTCATGAAGTGGATAACTATCTCAGCGTGCAGCGAACACCAGACCGCCGCAGATGCTTTCATAGGGAATCAATATGTAGGGGCATTTTCGTATTATGCCTATAAGCTACTGAAGGCGGGCATGACATGGCGGGAATGGTTTAACACTATCCGTGTTTATCTGCCCTCTGCGGACTTTGACCAAATACCAACGATTGAAGGGCCGGACTTTCTTCAGGATCGCATTATAGGTCAGGGTCAGACGCTTATTGTGCATAACTCATCGCACGGAACATGGCAAAAAGACACTTCCGGTGACGAAGCAGACGGGAAAGATGAAGGCCTGTATCTTGACAGATTTGTGAGTGATGATAAAATAAATGCAATTTTACAGAAGATTGTTTTGTGAAAAGATTTAAATTTGACTGACTTTTAAAGTTTAACAAAATTAATAATCATGATTACGAAAAACTTTTACGACCGTTCTGTTCCTACGCGGAACCTTATCACCACAATCACAGGTATTGTCCTGATGGCAATTAACCTGATTGTCTCTATCCTGCTTGCAGCCGGTAAGGTCACACCCGAACAAGCACCCGTACTGACCGACACATTGGGGCAGATTGTTACTATCTCATCTCAGTTGATCGGTTACATCTCCGCAATCATCCTGATGTTCAAATCCACTGACGCATGAAACGGCTGCTGATTGTTTTCGCACTTGCAGTCCTGACGTTAGGGGCTGCGGCTCAGTCGCCGTTTCGCGGTTTCTTTCAGCCCGTGACCGCAGATCAGTTCACGGCAGACAAAGCCCTGACGGGTACACTGCTCATCCGACCGGAGTTTACTATTGCCGGTCCGGTGTTTAAGCCCGTGTTTATTGACGGCAAGTTCTCGGCATTTGAAACATCTATTGTTTCGCGTATAGGATTTGGAGGCTCATACAGCCTTTATAAGCTCGTTAACGGCGAACCTTACAATGTGTATTCCTTTGCGGCACAGTTGTCTCTGGCGACACAGGAGAGGCCAAACATGGGTATTCTTGTCACGGCTTCTGCGTTTGACTTCTACGGGCTTAGTCCTTCATTCGGGATAGGGTATGATTTCGTGAAGGATTCCCCGGCAAAGGCGAACTGGTTTATCATGGTCGGGTCAAACATTACATTCTGATGACACTTTACCTTTACCGCAAAGATCACACACCTCTGTTTACAATGGGGCGTATTTATGACGGGGTTGAGTTTCTTTGTTCTACATTGGAAGACCCCGTGCGTGAGTTGATTGACCTGAATGATGACGGTGATTTCAATGATCCGGGTGAAGGTAAAATTTACGGAGAAACCGCAATCCCGGCCGGGAAGTATCAGGTCAAGATGCAACATTCACCTACATTTAACAAGCTGATGCCATATCTTCAGGATGTTCCGGGATTCACCGGAATAATGATACACGGCATATCAAATACATCACAGACTAAAGGCTGTATCGGGGTAGGAGAAAATGTCGGTAATGGCCGGTTGGTCAATGGTCCGGCATGGTCAGGCGTTATCCGTGAAAAGATCACAAAAGCGATCCATGACGGGGAAGAAGTCTGGATTGAAATATTTAATGAATAGTCATATTTCGTCAAAATATGTTATCTTTGTAGAGTAGGTTTTTTCATGTTCAGGTTAGGGTTTCCGGGGAGTGGTTCAGGGCTGCTTCCCGGTTTTTGTTACTAAATTTGACGAA